ATGAAAGAAAAACAAGTGTTTCATATCAATGGCTATATTGGTCTAGTGTTAGCGATCGCATTTGTGTTAGTTGGCGGTTGGCTGGTTTGGGCCGGTGCGACTGGCGATCATTTTGCGAGTATCTTTTTGGGCGCATTGCTAATTATTATTGCGGCCTTTGGGGCTAGTTCGCTAACAATTGTGGGCCCCAACGAGGCGCGCGTGTTAACATTTTTTGGTAAGTATATCGGGACAATTCGTGATTCAGGGCTGTTTATGACCGTTCCGTTAACCAGTAAGTTTTCCATTTCACTGCGGGTCCGCAACTTTAACAGTGCCATTTTAAAAGTTAATGACCTCCGGGGAAATCCCGTGGAAATTGCGGCCGTTATCGTGTTTAAAGTTGTTGATACCAGTATGGCACTCTTTGCAGTGGATGATTATGAACAATTTGTTGAGATTCAAAGTGAATCAGCGGTGCGGCACGTGGCCTCTGAATATCCATATGATACGTTTGATGACGACAAGAAGATTACGCTGCGGAGCAATCCAACCGAAGTTTCTGACCGGTTAATGGAAGAACTTCAAGAACGGCTAAATGTTGCGGGGGTCGAGATCGTTGAGACGCGCTTAACGCATCTCGCATACGCGACTGAAATCGCCAGTGCGATGTTACAACGCCAACAATCTTCGGCAATTCTATCTGCTCGCAAGGTCATCGTGGAAGGGGCCGTTTCAATCACGGAAGACACGATCGCCCGTTTAGAGAAAGATACGGGGATGCAGCTATCAGACGATAAGAAACTGCAACTGATCAATAACATGATGGTCACCATTATTTCGGAGCGGGGTACTCAGCCCATTGTGAATACTTCGGAAGTTAAGTAGGAACGTTGATATAACAACATTTATAACTGCATTTTTTAAACGCATCACCACTATAAAAGTTGGTGATGCGTTTTTGTGGTGAAGTCAGTGGTGAAGTCAGTGGTGAAGAAATCAAGAATTTAAGCTAAATTATAGAATTAATCTTGTAAAAACCTGTTTAATTTGCTAACTACTTCGTCCTTAACCTTTGGCGTAATTTCGGCGTAAATTCTGGTAGTTCCCAAATCAGAATGTCCCATTAGGTCTTTAATATCTTCTAAACTAACCCCAGATTCGCGAAGGCGAACTCCGTAAGTATGTCTGCAACCGTGAACGTTTAAATGCGGAAGCTCAGCTCGCTCTGAAATTCGTGCCATTGCAATTTGAACGCCGGTCTGACTAATAGGGTATCCATTAAGGCGTCCCTTTGGTTTTATAAAAATTAGGTCTGATAGTATATCGTGATTATACTTTAATTGAATGATTTCTCGTTCGCTTCTTTGTTTTTTTAAAAGGTCTTTCAGAGCAGCATATACACGGTCCGTCATTGGAACTGTCCGGATACTTCTTTTGGTCTTCGGCGTATCCAGCATCAGGTCTTTCATCCCAACAGCATTAATATGTGTCTCGGAGTTGTAAATCCTGGTGACGTCAATGTTAATAGTCCGACTTTTAAAATCAATACGGGACCATCTAAGTGCCATATCTTCCCCCATACGTAATCCGCAATCGAACATTAGTAGAAAGAACGGGTACCAGATATACATTTGCTCATATTTTGCAAATTTCAAAAATTTGTCTGTTTGTTCACGGCTGTAATATCTCAATTTACGTTGCTGCGGTTCGTATTGGCGATTAAATTCTACATTTGTCGTAGGATTCGTTTTCAAATAGCCAAGTGTAACGGCCTTTTTAAAGGCATTTGAAAGTGTCTGGTTAATTGACTGGACAGTGTTCCATGCATAGCCTTGTTTGGTGCGGCCGACACCTTTTTCAGTGAATAATCCATTGATGAACTTTTGATGATCATTGAAGGAATAATCCGATAACGGGAAGCCACCAATTCTAGGAATAATATAATAATCAATATTCTTACGATGTATTTGCAGTGTATCCATTTTGACATTCACTTTCAGATTTGTAATCCAATAGTCTAAGTATTCGCCTAATGTCATATCAGTGTTGTTATCGGCCACACGGCTATTGTGGATAATTTCAGCTTCTACTAGTTTTGATGCATCCTGTGCTTCTCGTTTTAATTTGAATCCTCGGCGATGCACCAATTTTTGCTTGCCATTGCCTTTTTGAATACCAGCATATGCCCAAAATTCCCAACGTTTTTTACCACTTGCTAGTTCGTATTGACTGAATGATGCCATGATGATTCATCCTTTCATATATGGGTATTGATTATTATGCAAACGTATGTTCTTTTTGAGTGAAAATATATACCCCAATAATGGGGTACTAAGCGAGTGACGGGAATCGGACCCGCGACTACAGCTTGGAAGGCTGTCGTTTTACCACTAAACTACACTCGCGTTAAAGCCAGCAGATGCTGACTCTTATTTACTGAGTTCATAATTATTTTTGCAATAGACGCGTTTTCAAATCGTTCTTTATTTCTGTTAGCATACGGTCATACTCTGCTGTCGAATATGAATCTTTTTTAAGATATAACACAGCTTCCGAATCTATAAATGTCTGTATATTTTTCTTCATTGTGGAAATTAACTCGTATTTTGAGATTTCATTATTCATAGCATTACGCCTTCTTTCCGGTTAATACGAGCGGCAGGGGTCGGACCTACATAAATATAGGATAGGAGATCTGTGAGAAACGAGTAAATAATTGTTTTACCGTTGAACTATGCTCGCATGTTAGCAAAGGTTTCAATAGATGTTGTAAAAAGTTGTGTACATACCAAATAATCCTGCAATGATGGCAACTATTAATTTGATAGCTATTATAAACATGACATAGGCATTGTTATGATTTATTTGCAGAAGTGTATCTACAACTAAGTAAAGAGATAGTACTATCAATCCCCAATCTAATAGTTTTGTGATATCAATATTCATGGGTGCCTCCATAATTATTTACTGTTAACGTACAATGCAAGCGGCAGGAGTCGAACCTGCATAATAGTATTAGTGAAAGAGAAGGGACATAGTGTTCTACCATTGAACTACGCTCGCATAAGGGGGACACCAACTTGTTATCTGATGTCTCGCTATTTTAGATGTAAAAATTAACTTCGCTTGTTGTAAGGTACAGCATAATCTTCGGGGGCGTCTCTGGGACTAGCATGTTTCCAATGGGTGTTCGATTTATTCAGCATGGGGGGATCATCCTTTAAACAGGTAAACCTAGATCCGTGAGCATCTTCGATAATAAAAATACGTTGAAAAGAATGTAGAGTATTGACAATTGTACAATTCTCGTGCTTGATATTATAAACGTCTGTATATATTTTCCCCATATTCATTACCTCGTTTCTATTTTTGGGGGAGAGACGATATAAGCGAGCGGCAGGAGTTGAACCTGCATAGTGGTTTCGGGGTATCGAAACGAGGGGAAATTGTTCTACCGTTGAACTACACTCGCATGTTGCCCGCTAAGCTAATAGTGGGCGAGGATGCTACTTTCGTTTGAAAATCCAGTAAGCTAACATGATGATTAGCACTATAAAGAAAATGATACCTACTACAATGTTAAAGTCAAACACATGTGTACTGTATGTTCCTGTATTTAATGCCAATGTTTTTTCTCCTATCGGTAAAAATATTTTTTGAACGATTGCTTGTAAAAGGGCGAATTAACGATGACATAGCAAAGATACTTGTAAAAATAATTGAACTTATTCGTAATGCTTTATTTATATGATTATTTCGATATGAATAGTAGATAATGAACAGAAAAAATATAATAAACGCAATTTCAAAAAAGAATTCCCCATAATTGTCTGAATTTCTATTCTCAATCTCATGTTTTTATCGACGAAGTGGTACTATTCAGTTATAAAAAATTCAATGAACTCGTCTGGTAGTCCATATGCTATTTTTAATGCATTGAAGTTATCTGGTAATTGGTCGTATTGTTCTTCATAGAGTTTTATCAATTCTTGGCAAGCAAAAGCATTTGCTTTATACTCAACGCTGTTCTTTTGATAATCGCCCAAGGTGTACCATGCCACACAAGTTGTATCTTCAATGCCATGGCATAATTCGTGCGCCATTACTGGTATATGGCCAGGCGAATCACAAAGCTTATCGCTTATAACAACGTCTGTAACTCCTAGGATATGGGTACAAAAGCCCATATTTGCCCCAATGTCTTCAAAGTGGACTTTGAATCCCAATCTATCTGCAATCGTAAATGGATCATACGTTCCAAAAGATTGCGCAAGTTGTTCTACCTTAAGATACGTGTCGTATCGCATGCAAACACCTACTTTTTTCCTTCTTCACGTAATTTTTTTAAACGATCCCAATAAATACCTTCAATAACATTACGGACCTTCTCTTTGTCCTCAGGTGCCATACTCATTCCGCCATATCCCATAGGGGTATTTGATTGGAGTAACTTGTCCAAGTCAATACGATCGGATTCGGTAGCCCAGTCTGGTGATTTATGATCTTTTTCGTTATTTCCAAGAAGATAGTCAGTGGATACTTGATAATAGCTAGCAAGTAATTTTAATAGTTCATTGTCGGGTTCATTACGCTCATTTTCTAAATGTGAATATCGAGCTCTACTGATACCAATTGATTTTGCAACCTCATCTTGTGTTTTGCCTTGCATATTTCTTAACTCTTTTAAACGGTTCCCGATTCCTGAAGATGCCATAGTATCATCCCTTTTCTGATTGATATTATATGTATCAGTATAGATACGTTGTGTATCGGTTTCAATCGATGATACAAAAAGTTTCCGAAAAGCGCTTGACGATACTTAAAGTATCGTTTATTATAACAGGTGTTGATACGTTATGTATCACATTTGGAGGTGCAAAAATGAAGCGTGCGCGACTTATTGCAGAAAGAAATAGGAATGGTTGGTCTCAAAACAGTGTTGCAAAATTACTTGATATTGCGGAAATAACTGTTAGAAGTATAGAAAATGGATCACGCAACCCTAGTAGCAAATTAATTGCTAAATTTTCATATCTCTTTGAGGTTAAACCAGAAATTTTGTTTCCTGATATTTTTTTGCCAGATAAAGATACTAAACGTATCATATCGGTAAAAGCATACAAATTGACAAAGGAGGCGGCAAAATGAAACAAGATAAGCCCGTTATGAAATTTGAAGCGGAGAGGCAAGATTTAGAACAAGTAAAAGAGTTGCTTCCGCAAATAGTAACTCTTCGGATTAAATGTTAACGGCTGACAATCTTTACCACTTTGGAGCTGGCAAACACGGTGCCAGGGTCGTCATCAGTGAAAAAGAAAGTGTAGTTGTTTAGAAGTTTGGTGATACTTGGCACTAATCCAAGCTTAATATGTTCGTTCAGTTCAAACGGACCATTAATTTCGTCTTTGTTAGGAAAATCGTATGTTATCTTTTCCCAGTTCTTTTTAGAAATTTTCTTAGGCCGATCATTAATTGACGCAGTGCGAATTCCCCAAACAAAATCATGGACGTTTAGAGTTAGTGTTTCACCATCTAAAAAATAAATCGTGGCTGTTAACATTTTTTAACCACCTTTCTAAGTGAGAAGTCTATAGAAATTATTTTTCCACCTCGTTGTAAGGCGGAAAGTCCAGAAGTTCAATTAAAGGCATATCTAAGCCATTTGCAATTTTTCTTAATGTTCCAATCTTAGGACTGGCACTGGCACCTCTAAAAATGGCGTTCACGGATGATTGTCCCATACCAGAGAGTGTCGCTACTCTATTAATTGTTAGATTTCTTTCATTGATAATGTTTAAAAGTCTATCTGCGATTAATTCTGAATCAGTTTTCATAGATTACACCTCGCCAGTAAGAATACGGCGTACCCGTTCTTTTTCATCGGAAGTTAGCGCACGTCCTAGTTTATCCCACTTGGATTGCTCTTTAGACGGCGAAGAACCATCTGGACGTTCATTATACGGTGGAAAGTCTAGAAGCTCTGTAATCGACATATTTAGGCCTTCCGCAATGGCGTATAAAGTGTCGAGTTTGGGTACTGCATTTGGACGGTTATACATGTTGCTGAAAGTTGATTGAGTTACGCCTGCTATAGTAGCCAGTCTGTTTAAAGTTAGATTCTTTCTTTTTAAAAGCTCGTCAAGACGAGTCATAAATAAATCATGATGATTCATTAGTTGAGTCTCCTTTCAACCCATTTGAGTTATCATGGTTCAGTTTAACAGCCGGATACCTTAAAAGATTAATACAAAAGGGTTGATATTTTAAAACAAAAGGGTTATTGTTTAACCATAAAGTTAAGAGGTGATACACATGACATTTGCAGAGCAGTTTAAACACTTTCGTCAGAATGCAGGACTAACACAAGCGCAATTAGCGGATAAAAGCGGAATACCTCAAACCACTATTTCCGGTATCGAAAGTGATGGTAAGGTGCCAGGATATTTCAATGCACGGAAGCTAGCTAAGGCACTAAACATTGATATGAATGATTTTGCTCCTAAGGAGGTGACCAAGTAATGGAAGTTACGCAAGAACAATTGCACGAAATGGTCCAATCAGAGGTAAATGCAGCTATTGCCGCCAAAAGCCTAGCACCAGTCAAAGCAAGAAATACTGCTTGGATGGAGCTTAAAAATGATATTTCGAAATTTGTCAACGAGAAGTACGGTAAGAAGCCAAGAGCTTATTCATTGTCAGTCGCAGTTAAAACGATTATTAGGTTCCATTTAGGTGTGTCTAACGTATATCAAATTAACGAGAGCAACATTGATGAAGCGCGTCAAATATTCGAGTTGTTAAAAGCAAATATTTAATTTTCAAAGAACGGAGGAAATAACATGCAGGCAATTAAAAATCACAAACGTGAACTTGTCGATTCGATCATCAAACTGCTCCCAGCGGTGTCACCGAGTCTAATTAATGCTAAGACATTCTGGATGTCAGAAACTGAGCTTAAAGAATTAGTAACCATGATTCACGATGGGGACCGAAACGAGTTCTATGAAATGATTAACTCTTAATAAGTACATTATGCGATTAAGTCACGTTATAAAAAATGAGTAAGTATGAAAGTAAGTGGAATATATGTCAGTTGATATTGTAGTACGTAGTTCGGTCAGCGTTAAGAATAGTTTACCGAAGGTTATGCATCTTGCTAAACAAACGGTCACTGAAACTGGAAAGAAGGCAGGGTACTCACAACCAATGATTTCCAAGCTATCGAGTGGTGTGGCGAAATTGCCATATGAAAATGTACGGACATTGCTTAATTCAATCCCTGAGCAGTACCAGCCACTATTAGCGTTGGATATTGCACATGAATTAGTTGGAATTACACCACCGATTGCAAACGGTGATGGCTTGAAATTGGATGTTGAAGCGCTCGGTCCGCGGACCATTCGTGAGCTTAGTCAAGGAATAGATGCATTAACCAATTCGCAAGATGAATTTGAAACTCCAGCGGGCCACGTTAGTGATACTAAGGATCCACAAGAAGCAATATATCAAGTCTTGGATGCACTGTTTATCGGATATAACGCTGTTATTGGTATATGCAATGAATATGGCTTTTCGCTGCCAGCTTTAATGCGACAGCGTGAGAAATTTTGGAAGATGAAATCGTACATCAAGTAGAGGAGGAGTTAACTATGCCACAGGTAATTCATTTGCAGACGCGAAAAAATATGCCAGTTAAAAAGCGAAAATCGGAATGGTTAAGGAATAAGGACTTGGCTGAAATTTGGAATGTCTCACCAGCACAGATCACTCGGTTAGCTAAACGTGAACATGATCCATTGCCTTCAGATACTGCATTGGGTCCGCGACGCTATGAATGGTCGCAAGTAGTTGCTTGGCGGAAGAGACAAAACTTCATTATTAAAAACAGCCATAAACACACGCACGATGCTTAATCCATAGGAGGAAGAACATATGTTGGAATTCGTTAAAGTGGTATTAGCAATTAGTTGTGTTGCAGCAGCACCTATTTTAATTGTTGCTGATAATTCTGGATGGGGAGCACTGTTTGGAGAGGATGAAATGTAATGGCAAAATTCACGTTTAATATCGGTGGGCTTCATTTTGAACAGGTAACGATTGATGAACTGTACAAGATTTTTAGTCAGGAGGCTGAGATAGTTGGAAGTACGCAAAGTATTGCCAAAGTACAAATTTGAGTACAAAAAAAGCTGCTTGAGTATTGGCAGTACCCATGCAGCTAAAATTCATACACACAACAAATTTTTTTATTTCAAGTCTCATTTTACTCCGAAACAGTCGCTAAAACAATAGTTGGTCACGTTAATACGGAGGTGGACGAAATGAACGGCTACGATAGTTGGTTAATTGACCAAGAAGAAGCTGCGGAAGGCTGGCGTGATGATGTGTCTACCGAGGAAGAGTTGATTGAAAATGGCGTTTTTGCTGATCCGGAGGATGAGTGACATGGAAAAACTAACACAGAAACCATTGTCACTAGACGAAGCCGAGCAGTGGATTGAACAAATCAATCAAGAAATCGGCGCAATAAAAATGGTCATTGAAGAACCAAAACAATTGGTTAAGCAGTTAACATCATTGCTTAAGGACGATGAGTTAAAAATTGAGCAGATGCACGACTTTGAGCGAATGGCAATGCGTGATTGTGAAGTAGTTGAGACTGATTACTACAAATTCACGATGGGACAAGTTAACCCTGCTAGCAGTCGTAATTGGGATTTGAGCCGGGATAAGATGGCTACTCCTAAGCAAGTCACAGCAATGTATGAAAAATTTGACCAAAGCTTATTGAAGACAACTAAGTCGGTTAATGAAACCGAGATTAAGCAACGCTTAGCCGATGGTTCACTAGTTGTAACGCCCAAAGGCGAAATTGTTAACGCTGATGGCGAGGTATTGCCAGCGTACAGTGGGGCGCTTAAGCCAGCAAAGGTGAACGTCAAAGCCAAGGAGTGATTGACTATGAAGTTTTATGCAGAAGGGAATATTCCAAAGATACCCAACATGTACTTTATCTATGGCGATGGCGGTACTGGTAAGACAACGATTGCTAAAGACATGCCAGGTCATAAGCTGTTATTTAGTTTTGATCTATCTAGTAATGTCTTGATTGGTGATAAGGATATGGATGTGGTCATGTTTGAAGAAAAGGACGCACCACAGATCCAACAGCGGTTTTCCAACTTGTTAGTTAGGAGCATTTCGACGGCTAAGTACAGTACGATTGTTCTGGATAACGTTACTGCTTTGCAGAACTTAGTTTTGGAAAATATTGACAATGCGTCTAAGGATAATCGTCAAAATTATCAGAAGCTACAGCTCTGGTTCCGTCAACTTGGTACCACGTTGAAAGAGAGTGGTAAGACGATTTATGCGACTGCTCATCAGGTGGATAACGGGACTAATGGTATAAACGGTGCTGGACGCTTTGCAGCGGATATGAATGAGAAGACGTTTAATGCATTTACGAGCATGTTTGATTTGGTCGGTCGCATTTATATCAAAGACGGTGAACGCCTGATTGATTTGGATCCTGAACAAGGTAACCATGCTAAAAACCGGCTTGATGACCGTCGATTGATCCATGCAGCAGAGTTAATTCAAACAGAAAAGGAAGATGAAAAATTATGAGTTTATTTACAGTAGATTCAAACAACGTATTTGGTGTGGGGGTACAAGAGGCTGGCGAATATAATGTAAAAATCGTTAAAGCCGAAGTTGGTACAACAGGCCGGGGCCAACAGAAGCTCACGCTGGACTATGAAGTGGTTGATGGTAAGTATAAAGGTGGACAAATCCGTTATCAAGTTATGACTTGGGATGATGAACAAGACCACCTTGACATGACTGTCAAGCGGTTTAATACCTTCTTAGTAGCAGTTGGCGTCAAAGACGGCGCCCCAATTGATACGCTAAATCAAATTGCAAATGGCGTTGTTAATCGAACTTTAGCAGTTGATGCTGAATGGGGTGACCCCAATAGCAAGGGGAATGTTTACTTACAAGTGTACGGTTATCATAAAGTCGACCCTGAAGGTAGTAAGCCCAACGGTGTTAAGCGGCCTAATGGTAATACGACAAATACACCAGCTAACACCCAACCGGCGAATACTTCAACCTATGACAATAATGGCGACCAGATTGATATCAGCGATGACGATCTACCATTTTAATTAATCTTCGAATTGGCTTGAACAGCAGTGACTGAATCCACCGAATGGGTGAAAGGCCCATTAGTAAAGGAGGTGTAGATTTGGATTATTTCAAGCAAAGACGAGCTTACAGAAATCTGAAACGGAATCAAATAGATATCTCAACTGGTCAAAATAACCTGTATCGCGAGTTATTGGACTACGCGAACGATGAGTATCAGCTAGATAAACTGTTTACCCTAAAGAATTCTGCGTTGCTCGATCTTACTGGACTATCCGAGGCCGGGCTAAAGAAGGCTAGGAACGAACTAGTACAACTTGGATTAATCAAGTACGTCCCCGGCAAAAGAAATAAGCAAAAGCCTCAGTACCAAATTATCAGGCTTTACAGTACTAGTTGGGCTACTAGAAACGATAATAATAGCTCAACTAGTAACCCAAGTAGTAGCTCAACTGGTACCCCAGATAGTAGCCCAACTGGTAGCTCCAAAGAACTTACTAGTACAGTACCTGACTCTACCGATACTAAAAAAAAGAATAAAGATCCGCGCGATCTTCGTCGTCAAGAATTTTTTACAGATGTCTGGGCTATTTACCCACGTCAAGAAAAGTTTGGTGACGCATGGAATGCTTATTATCGGGCTACTGTGACTGGCGCCAACCCCGCTGGTAAAGCCACTAAGAGCCAAATCATTCAGGGCATCGGCAATTATAAGCGGTACTTGGAAGTTAAGGGGACACAGGGACAATACGTTCAGCAGCTAGCGAACTGGTTGGATAACGGCGGTTGGTTAAGCAATTACGACATGACACCGCCCGTTCAACCAGCTGCGACTAGCGGTGGTCAGGCATCAAGGGAGGCACAAACGTATGTCAGAAACGACTTCTAAGAGTGCGCGAGGGATTAGCTTCCCTGAGCTACAACGATTAAAGACCAGCGACCAAGTTTGCCCACGGCATGGGGTGAATATGGTCTACATGCAGGGACACCAGCCATTCTGCATGGTTTGTACCAAAGAAAAAATTGAACAGCAAAACCACAAGATTATTGATCATGCTAATGATTACTGGCATAAGCGCCGAACCTCTGACGTGTTGGCCATGGACTCGATATTCGATGATCCGACCCTGATGGATGCCAACTTTGATAATTTCCGCCCGAACAGTTCGGAGTCAGCAAATAACCTAAAGCTGGCACGGAAGATTGCTGGCGAGTATTTAAACCCGAAAACTACGTACAACACGATATTGACGGGTCTGCCGGGGCGCGGTAAGTCACATTTGGCCTTATCAATTGCTAAAGCAGTAAATGATCACGCAGACAAACCTATGGCCTGCCTATTCGTTAGTGTGAATGAATTGTTCCGATTAATCAAAGGAAGCTTCGGCCATCCTGACAGCCGTTATACCGAACAGAACATGGTTCAATTGCTAGGCGATGCAGACTTGCTAGTGCTTGATGATTTAGGCTCAGAAGCGACGTTCCAAAGTGATCAGAGTAAGAACCGAAAAGAAGCCAGCGATTACGTGCAGAATGTGTTATTTGGGATTGTGAATAATCGTCAGCGAACCATCATCACCACCAATTTAGGCAGTGCCGGCTTAGCAAACGTGTATAATCCAAAGATCATTTCGCGATTGTACCGCGGCATAAACGGGCACGTCATTAGCTTTACAGCAGCAACACCAGATACACGGGAGGTATCGTTCTAATGTGTGAATGTAATGGCACAAAGATTGTGCATGTTGAAATTATGAAAGGTGTATGGGTAGTGCAGCCATGTCCAAATTGCACGAGCGAGATACACAAGCATTACGAACAAGAGTTAGAAAGGAGATTAACTTATGGTAAACAAAAATTGGTCTAAGGATCTTGAAGTAATTCATAAGCTGGAAGCAAGGTATGGCAGCATGAATAACGTGCCAAAGAGCAAATTAACCAAATTGCATAAGATGCCTGGAATTAAAGACGTGTTAGGGGATTACACAGAGATTACGCATACCCAGTACAATGCTATTAAATTAGTCATGGATGGCAAGCAAGGTAAGGCTAAGACGTCTAGGGAACTAAAACGGAGTAACAGTTGGCTAGATAAGCGTATTCATGCGATTGATGAAAATAAGTACTACATTACGGAGAATGAATAATATGAGTGACTTACAAGTGGTTTAAATAGTTAGTGTAAGATATCTCTTGCTAAAGAAAGAACCGTCATAATGGGCGGTTCATCTGCGAAATTACAAGTATCTCTGTACTTTTGTATAAGATGATCTGAAAACTCTTTGGCTACTGATTTTGAAATAAGCATGACAAGCAGGACAAATTACAATGTTGGTTAGTACGTAAAGTATTTGATGGCACTTTGGACAAGTCGTCTTGTGTCTCTTATCAAAAAATACAAGCTCAGGTTCCATAAATATAGCACCTCATGATAACCATAACGCCCAGATAAGGACACAACAAAAAAGCCACCAATTAAGGTGACTGATTATTGGACCACTCAGAATTAATGATTAATGTCGAGCACCAATACGCCAATGTGATGAAAATATTAACAAGTTTGCTATATACGCAAACAACGTAATAAATAATGCCCATCCATGACGAGAGTTATTGGCAATTGAAACTGTAATTTTGCTGTGCCCTGCAGGTAAATTGGCCTTTAGCTGACCTTGTGAGTGCGCGTATTTTACAAGGTGGTTGTTTACTTTAATCTGATAATTAACATTTTTATAACCAATAACAGGTAATTTTAAAGCTTTTGTATGGCTTTGATGCAATTTAAAGCTAACCTGTTGGTCATTAGCAGAGATGAATTTAAACTTGGCTCTGCTTTTATGGTCAAACGCTACGGCCTTTTTATTTAGACGATTAGCGTTTTTGAAATTCAAGTCTCTTTTTAGAGCATGTTTGATTGCCCGTTCAACATTTGGCTTTTTTAAATGATAATCTGGCACGTCCATCCGCTGAACATTTTTATAGTAGTTTTTTGAAGTGAGATGTCGTATCTGAAATTGATTAACTATGAAACTTGAATGATGGTGAGCTAGTGACCATAGATAGTTACATTTGTTCTGGTTATGGAATTGTATGACACCAGTTAAACCAATTATAATCACAAATAAGCTAATAAAAATGGCAGTTGCAGGCATGTGCCAGTTGTTGTGATTTAAATATAATATTAAGGCAATTGTTGTTCCCATAGCTACTATAGTTAAAAAACGCATGGTAAATTGTATGAGCGTAGCAGGGGTATTGATTAACTTATATGTGGGAAGCCAATTTTGTGCCAATATGAAGATGCTACCAGCACCAATCGCCCAGTGACGCCATGAACCGGTGGTTTTACTCAAAAGTTGTGCCAATAAATAAATAAGAATAAATGTGATAGCGATTCCCATATGTGCACCAGTTGCTGATTCTGTGATGTCATTGCTTAGGATTCGTGAGAATTCATGATTAGGATCCAAACCAATCAAAGCGGGAGTTGGGGATACCATCTTATTGTGAAGAATCCAATCTATTACATTAAAAAGTGAATAAAGTGACATTAAAATTGTGAGGCCAACACTTAGCATTAGATATTTTAGCTCATTCAGATCCATCTTCCGAGAAAATAAGCGTATGGTTTCTAGAATTACAACCAGTATAGTGAACATCATCAATGATAATACGTGTGAATTGGCAACAAGACTCATACCAATGGATAACCAGAAGATACCACTTTTTTCACGGTTCCAAATTTTAAATAAGCCTAATATTACCAATGGCAAAAACGCGTATCCAAATGCTTCTCCAATTGCTACACGTGTATACATTAACTGAAAGTGGTAAGCATTAAATTGGTAAGTAATCAAACCTAACAGCGTAATTAACCGACTATGGCCTAGATACTTTGCCAATAGATAAGAGTTAGTTATTGTGATGGTATTCATTATGAAGAAGCCCAAGGCTAACGCTAGCATTGGGTTTTGAATAAGTAATCTCGGGATTACGTAAATCATCATGGTTAGCCATGGATACATTGCGTTCATAGCGACACCACTGTTGTTAAACCCAATGAAATTGACGAGGCTGGGTAAGCGCCCAACCTTGAAGGCTTGATAAAGTGATTCCAAACGTGCGAGGTGAATAGCGCCATCGTTGCTTAATGCAAAGAAATGTCCAGTAAAAGCCGGATAAGATGAGACAAAAGCTAGCACTAAAATAATTAATACATTGATAATTGGTTTCGCTTGAACTGAGGTCAAAATTCTTTTGAATCGTATTGATAACATTTGTACATTCCCCTTATTTCCCACTCTTTTTATATACAGTTTATATAGTAAACTTGAAGGCCTTGTATGTCACGAAATTAACAAAAAACTCCTTAGCTTTTTGCTAAGGAGCCAAATTGACGATTAACGAGTGGGCCAACCCACATCATCAATATAGTATCGTAATTATTTTTTTGCAAGCTTAACGCTGACATTGCTGAATCAACGTGATGCATCTTGACTGAATTAAGAAGTTATCCTTTAACATAAAAAAGTTCTGCACCTGTTGAGGAGGGTGCAGAACTAGGAATTAAAGCATTTACAATATAAACCATATTTTAAAATTTGGCAAGCCTAAAAAACAACTTATTCTGATTACAAATGTCTGAAAGGGGAACTAGTAATGAAACGATCAACGATTAGAAAAGTAGAAGATATTCTTCGTGATTATCCCAAAATTGATAAGTACATTGAGGAACGAGAACAAGAGTTACGTTATCCGACTATTGCTAATGATGATAATGTTGGGGGAGGTCGAGCACAGTATAAGGAGAGTAATCAAACGTTAGACACTTTGATTACTATTGACGAAGATCGTCGTATTAATGCGCTCAAACGGCAACGACTGGTAATTGATGATTGTTTAGATGGCGTTGGAAAAGATACTGAGGTAATAATCAACGAGCTATATTTTAAAAAACATCGGCAGTATACCTTAGATGGCTTGATTGCCAATCGTATAATTAACGTTAGTCGGCGCAATGCATTCAGATTAAAAAATAAATTTATTGAGGATTGTGCAAAAGGATTCGGACTATATGAAGTTGATTAGATTGGCACTAAATTGGCATTTTTGACTTCTATAATCGTGATAAATTAGTAGTATGTTAAATTGGTAGTTGTTAAGTATGATGATTTTAAGTTAAAAAATAGTGAGATTGGGCAAAAAACTTCTTTAATACACAAGAAAAGAGCTGAGTAATTGGACTCAGCTCTTACTGTAAATACAAAGGAAGAAAGAAGTACCTGAAACAAATAATTTAATTATCTGCTTCACTATTTACTGTAGCACGATTGGTTTTATCTGGAAATAAATATGCTGACGGCTGCAAAAAAAGGCTGTTGGTTTGCGTATGAATTTAATTTGTCTTGGTATAAATGTCATGATAGGATGAATTAAAATAAATTATGCAGATGGCGTCTTCATTGGGAAGAAATAGTTATTAAAACTGTTTATGTTGGTTCAACTCCAACTATCTGCGTTACAGATGATGACTGTAATAACCTTCAAACTACTCTCGCTTTTTAGCGGGAGTTTTTGTATAGTTAGATTAGTTTGGAGGAATAAATTATGAAAGATATCATAAGTTTTATAGTTTGGGTTTGGAATAGTACTTGGATTTGGAAAATAGCAACGCTTCTAACTTCATGGTGGGCAATCCATCAAACTAGTAAAGCCAGTAAGCGCGCCTATAAAAAGAAGACTATTGTTGAGATATCTTATGCCATTATGTCTACTGGTGCCGAGGTTGTGCAGGTTAGTGCTGTAAATGATGGAAATATCGATGTGAATGTTACGGTCCTTGGGATAACCGATAAAAAAAGTAAAAAGAATGCGTTTATACCCAATGAGTCAGATGTTTTGAAAGAGTCGATGCTACCTAAAAAGCTTTCAACTGGTGACCTTGCAAGACAAGCATTGGCTATTCGCCCCCTATTAGAAAGCATTCAGGGTGTAATGGACTTGACTCAACTATACGGCTTTGCAGAGTTGAGCACTGGTGAAAAAATTTATAGTAGTAAGACGTTTAATTTAGAAGAATTTTTGAAATAATGTTTAAAATCAATAAGAAAGCAAGGTGTGGTGGTATGTAATGGATTGGAATAGGGTAAAACAGGAGTACGAAACAAGTTCGACGACGCTAAAATCGTTAGCTGAAAAGTACCAAGTTAAGGCCACCACATTGCGGAGCCGGAAGAATCGAGAACACTGGCAACGTGCAACGAAAAAAGTTGCAACGCGACGCAATAATGTTGCAACACAAATATCAGATGAATTAGAGGCAAACAGCGAGCTTAATGAAAAGCAGAAGCTGTTCTGCCTTTTTTATTTGCAACGATTTAACGCAACGTGGGCATATCAACAGGCCTATAAGGTTAGTCATGAAGTTGCATTGCGTGCTGGACCCAGGTTGTTGGGAAATGTAGGAGTAAAGCGACAACTTACCGAGTTAAAAAATCAGCAACGTGCCGACCTGTATGTGACCGCTGACGACATCGCCCACGAGTATGCTAAGCAGGCGTTCGCAAGCCTTGGAGATGTACTAGATTACAAGGTGCATGAAGAGCTGGTAGTGGATACCGATGGCAATGTGTTCCTTGATACTGATGATAACCCAGTCAAAAAACACGTTGCTGATATCTACTTGAAACCGAGTGATCAGATTGATTGGTCACTGGTGCAGGATATTCATCGCGGTAAGGATGGCTTGGTGGTCAAGTTGTACGATAAGCAAAAGGCATTGGATAGCTTGTCTAAGTTGATTGGTGCTGACGATGATAATGTTAATGAGCAACGGATTCGCAAGCTTAAAGCTGATGCAGATATTGCGGAGGCTAAGGCCAAACAGATAAGTAACACTGATGAAACTGTTCGGATTGTATTTAACGATAATTTGACACCAGATAAGGAGGATAACCAAGGCAATGAAAATCAAAGTTAACTTAGCTAAGACGATTGGTCATGGTTATACCGATTTCTGGCGTGATCATCACTTTTACCGAGTGATTAAAGGCAGTCGTGGATCAAAGAAGTCGGTAACCACCGCTCACAATTTAATCTACCGGTTAGTTAAGTATCATTGGTCAAATATCTTGGTTGTAAGGCGTAATGCCAACACTAACAAGACCAGCACCTTCGTGGAATGCAAGAAGGCTATTAATGACTTCCACTTAGAGCGTTACTTTAAGTATAACGAGTCATTGCCAGAAATCACTTACTTGCCAACTGGTCAGAAAATCATCTTTCGTGGACTTGATGATCCATTAAAACTAACTTCAGTTAATGTCCCTACTGGTGAATTGTGTTGGTTGTGGGTAGAAGAAGCCTATGAAATTGAATCATTTAGCAAGTTACAAACGGTGATTGAATCGTTACGTGGGAATGATCCACAAGTCTTTTATCAAGTAACGCTCACGTTTAATCCTTGGAATGAGCACCACTGGCTAAAGCGTGAGTTTTTTGACCAACCACGTGATGATACATTTGTTCGTACCACTACAGTTAGATGCAATGAGTTCGTTTCTGACGAATATAAACAGCGGCTCTATAGCTTATATCAAACTAATCCTAGACGTGCTAAAACAGTTGTTGATGGCGAATGGGGTGTAGCTGAAGGACTGGTATTTGAAGATAACATTGAACAAATTGAGTTTAACGCTATGGACAAAATACAAGAATGTGGGCAAACAGGATTTGGCCTGGACTATGGCTTCAGCAATGATCCTAACGCTTTTGTGGCCGTTGCTGTTGATGTACGCAATAAGCAATTATGGGTTTACGACGAGATGTATACCTACCATACAAACGACACCACATATTGCGGAATGGTTGAAAGTCAATGGCTATGAGCGAGCTAGGATATACGCAGATAGTGCTAATTCCGAACGAACCGCTCAGTTAAACGATTTAGGAATTGTCAGTGCTGATAGCGTCGTAAAAACACCAGTTGAAGCTGGAATTGATCAATTGTGGCAGTATCAAATTCACGTTCACCCCAAGTGTAAAAATCTATGGCGTGAATTAAATAGTTACGTGTTCGACAGTGATCGGATGGGTAATACATTAAGTAAACCTAAAGATCAAGATAACCACACCATTGACGCATTACGTTATGCAGTTCGCCAATATATGGGAGATTATGATGGCTCGTTAGGTGTTAAATGGGACGAACAATACGCGATTGGGCGTCAGATGGGAGTGAGTGACTATTAGTAGTATTTATGAAAAGCGACGCTTTGATCGTGAAGCCAATCGGGATTATACGATGCCAGTTGGCACATACACAGCAGTTGCAGAACAGCCATTAGAGTTAATGAAGATTGTCTCTCAGTTTATTAACCATCATCAGAATCATCAAGTCTCAAGACTGCAAACATTATATGATTACTACCAAGCTAACAACGCGATTAAAAAGCAAGTGGATAGTAACAATCCCTACCATGCTAACAATCGAGTAGCGGCAGCGTTCGCTCGTTATATGACAAGTATTCGAGTTGGATATTTGATAGGCAATCCTATTCAATTAAAGCTGCAAGATGACACAGAGGAGAATGCTAGTCAGGTGGAAAAGTTTAAAGATGTATTGAATGCTTTTACCACTAATACGAATGCAGACTATGTCAACCAGCAACTAGCGAAGGACTTATCAATCACTGGTCGAGCTTATGATCTCGTATACGTTAAAACCGGAGTGACTGATCTGGGACTAGTTCGAGTTGATCCCGAACAAGCATTTGTGATTTATGATGATACTGTCGATCATAAGTCGCTAGTTGGTGTCCGTTATTATCAGACTGGTATTTTAGATAATCAATTAGTCGAACACTATGAGGTCTATACCGATAGTCAGCTTTTTACCTTCCATAGTGAGGGCGGATTACCTCAAACTAATTCACCTGTCGCCAATGCAGTCTTGGATGATACATTGCCACACTTTTTTGATACTGTCCCATTAACCGAGTATCGCAATAATGATGAGCTGTTAGGTGATTGGGAACCTGAACTAGACCAACTAGATGCACTGGACAAAAGTGTATCGATGATGGCTGACTTTCAGGAAGATTTCAACAACGCCAATATCGTCTTGACTGGTAAGTTCTCTAATATGACAGAACCTAAGTATTTGCTGGACGAGAATGGTAATAAAAAAATAGGCCAAGACGGCCAACCAATTGTCATTGAACCAGCACACCCGAACGTTGATCCTAAAAATCATATGTGGTATTTGGAGCCATTCGCGGCAAGTGGCGGCGTTGGTTCTACTGCCAAGCACATTATTCAGCCTGACGCTAAGTATCTAACAAAGCAGTATGATGCAGCTGGCTGGTCAACGTATACGAACTTTCTTATTAACGAAATTCACAAGTATACAAACACACCTAACGTTAATGATCCAAATTTTGCTTCTAACGCATCTGGTGTGGCTATGTCTTATAAGTTGTGGGGCAGTGATCAAGAACGAAAGTTACAAGAGACGTTATTTAAGCGTGGATTAGATGCTCGCCTGAATGCGTGCATTAACTATTGGCAAACACTCAACCAAATTAGTGCTGACAACTGGAATGCAATGCTTAAGGCAAACTTCATGCCAAACTTGCCTAAGAATGACGACGCTACTGCCCAACTGATTACGTTGCTCAATGGCACTGGTAAATTTAGTGATGAAACCATTCGTGATATGGCTGAACCGATTACTGGAATCAATGCTGACACTGAAGCAGAACGTATTAAAGAGGATACCCAAGCTGTTAAGGAAGACAACAGTAATTATGCTCAAGGTGATGGTGGACTAGGTAATATATTCGCAACCGGCGAAAAGGCACCACTACCCGATAAGAATAACAAAGGAGCTGGTGATTAGTGGATATTAATAAGTTAGCTCATGCTTTGGCAAAGATTTTAGATGTTAAGGATCCGGTGTTTCAACAGTTGATCAGCATTATCGAACGTTCACATCATGCCCAGGTTAAGAATTTAACCTACTTTCTACACAAAAATGTAACCTGGCAAGATGATGCTGACAATGCCGACATTAAAGAGTTAACCGACGCGGTGCTTGAGCTAAAGCAAAACGCTAATCGCAAGGAAGAACAAGTTTTAGCCACGTTATTAAATAATCTACCTTACAAAACTAATCTAGATGTAGCCCAGGCCCAAGCACGCGTGAACGTCGCTAACATGGGACTAAAGGTTAACAAACTGGTCCAAGCTAAGCAGGCAGAGATCGTTCAACAGGTAACTAAGTTAACTGGTAGTGGCCTAGGCGGGTACAATACACAGCTTAGACGTCGTGCATTGTATCGATTGGCCGCTCAAAATGAGCCTGAGAATACCTCACTAGACTTAATCTTCAAACATGCCAATAAGTTAGCAATTGACTTAGATAACATTATCAAGTTCCAAATGCAAAATCATGTCAACCCTAATTCCATTAGCAAAATTGTTGCAAAAGAACTAGGTGTCACTGGCAAGCCTAATCCAAATGAAGATTTATGGGAAACAGAAATGCAAAAGCGCTACATGTCAACTAAGGCTGATATGGAGCGTATTTTAGTTACTGAGAGCAAAGCAACTCAGACTCGGGAGTGTGCCAAGCAATACAACAATTTAGGTTTTACCAAGCTAAAGATTGTTACCCGAGATAATCCTCATGTTTGCAAATACTGCGAGGGTCATGATGGAACAATTGTTGAGATCAAAGATGCTGTAGTGGGAATGAACGTTCCCCCGCTGCATCCACGTTGCCATTGCAATGTAATTCCAGTACAAATGGACTACAAAGATGTGTTAAGTGAACTTAACTAATAACCAAATGCCCTAGACACGGCATTAAAAGGTCTATTTTTTATGCACTTTTTTAGCCGACGGGCGTTAAACGAATTGAGTCGACAGACGTTAAATGGAGGTTATCTAATGAGTGAAGAACCAAAGAATCCGGAAACCAACCCCGAAGGTGGTAAGCCGTCTGATGAACCAGTGACATTTACTGATGAACAACAAGCTAAGATTGATGAATTGATTGGGCAACAACATGCCAAGTGGTCTAAGAAACTTGATCAACAGCAAGCTGACTTTAAAAAACAATTGGCTGATGCCCAAAAGCAGGCCGAAGAACGGGCTAAAATGACTGCTGAACAAAAAACTGAAGCTGATCGCAAACAACGTGAGGCAGATATGGCTAAACACGATCAAGAATTAGCAACTCAGATTCAGGAATACAAGACCAAGTCAATGTTACTCGACAAGGGAATTAGCCCTGACATGTTACCGCTGGTTATGGGTGCTGACGAAGATGCAACAAACGATAATCTAGGGTTATTACAGAAATACGTTGATGACCAAGTTCAAGCGGCTACTGAAAAGTTATTGACTGGTAAGCAAGCCGTCACTGCTGGTGATAACCATACTTCACCACTAGAAACAGGTACTGATAATCCATGGTCTGAAGATGGCTGGAACTTAACAAAACAAACGGAAATTTATAATACTGACAAAGAACAGGCTCAAAAATTAATTGCCAGTGCGCAACCGATTAGTCAGTCGTTCTATGTCGGAAAATAAGGAGAGATAACTTATGGTAAATGGCAATATTACCAAATTAAGTGATATGCAAATCCCTGAAAACTGGGGGCTTATTTAGCTGAAAAATCAACACAAAACAACGCTTTCTTTACGAGTGGTGTCGTTCAGAACGTTCCACAAATTGCAGCATTACTAGGCGCTGGCAAAGTAGCCAATATGCCATTGTTTAAGCCACTAGCTGACGACGAGCCTCAAGTGCCAGATGACACAACGGACCTATTAGTCAACAAGATTACTACTGACTTAGCGCAAGCCCGCAAATTAGGCTTTGATCAAGCTTGGAGTGCAACTGACTTGTCGGCTGAACTATCAGGAGCCGACCCCTTAAGTGCTATTGGTGATCAAGTCAGTGACTATTGGTCACACGTCTATGAAAAGCTCTTACTAAAAACTCTCACAGGGGTATTTAGTTCAACCAGCATGAAAAGTGTCAATCAATTAGATACTACGACTGATAAGACTGACACCACGTTCAGCTTAAAGAACTTTAACAAAGCTCGTTTCTTGCTGGGTGACCGGTATAAAGACTTGGCCATTGTAGCAGTTCATTCTGATATTCTCCGTCAATTACAAGACGCCAACCTAGTTGACGCTAAGAATAACTCAACCTTCGTCTTAAATGGCAATAGTAATGTACCAACAGCCATTCAAGCGCCTGATGCTGGTGACAAAATTAAAGGCGTCCAAATTGTGGTTGACGATAGTTTACCGGTTGATAATGGCAAGTATACGAGTTACTTGTTTGCTCAAGGGGCAGTTGGTTATGCTGAATTGCCAGTCACTAATGCGGTTGAAACTAACCGTGATCCATTGAAAAACCATGGGATCGACTATCTTGTTAACCGTCGTCGGTTTGTCTTTGCACCACAAGGTTTATCTTGGAATGAAAGTAACTTTGTTGCCAAAAACCCAGGCAAAACTTATCCTTCAATGACTGACTTAGCTGATGGTACTAACTGGTCAAAAGTTTACGATCATAAATTGATTCCAATGGCGCAGTTTGTAACTAGTGCTGATGCTATCGTACCTTCAACAATGGCTGATCCACAAACCGGTAAATAGTCAGGAGGCATTCTATGAGTGACACACAGGACAGTAGTAAGACATTGAAAAATGTCATTACTCTACTAGGTATTACTCCTACCGATAGTGAGAAAGAACGACTGACACTATATATTGATCATGCAGAGCAAGCCATTGTTTTATATCTGGGCCGCTCAGTTAGAATTTCAAAATTGCCACCAGGATTAGACTACATTGTAGAGAATTTGGCCGTAACTAAGTTCAATAAGTTTCATAATGAAGGTGAAAAGTCACACAGTGAAGAAGGACTGTCTTTTCAGTTCAACGTTAACGATCTAGCACCTTACTATCCAGATCTCCAAGCCTGGATAGATGGTCAAGCTAATACAACGCGCGGTGCTACTGCGATTGGTTGGTGATGGCATGCGTTATCCAGATAAGGTTTATTTATTGACTAAGCTTCTTGATGAAGACCCCGACGGCCTTAATCATCAAGTAAGTTATCAAAGCCAAGTAGTGCCAGCTAATATGCAACAGGTCAATTTAACGTTTGCCCCAAATGGCACGGTGTACAACGCAACGGTTATTCGTGTCTATGGACGCTATCAGGCCGACGCGATTGGCCTTGATGGTGAATATGTTGAAGGTGATAACGATACGGTGCATGAGATTCAAAAAGTTAGTCAGCATGATAAGCAAACGGTGTTCTACATTATTCACAATGAGGTGATACTACATGGCGAATAACTATGACAAGATACCTGTCGTTAAATTCTCAATTGACGTTGACTATTTTAATCAATTATTTGAGACGGCTAGAGGGCTTGCACGTAACGGGATGCCAGAGGCGCTGGAAGAAGCCAATAAGGAATATCAACGAGCTGTTGCACTCAGCAAAGCATTTATCAAGAATGCTGGTGCACGCGAACAAGAAGCAGCGCAAGGTTTAGAACGTACTCAAGTTGGACATAGCAAGTCTGATTACGATCCAACAGGTACTCTACAAGGATCGCTAAAGATTAAAATTAGTGATGATGGTAAGTCAGTATCTGTATTGCCGATGGCGACAGTCGCAGATCAAAAACGGGCATTGGCAGCTATTGCAGGTAGCGGTAGTAAGAAGCCAATAACTGGTCAAGATGGCGTTGAATACTATGGTGTCTATGTAGAATATGGCACTTATAAAATGGCTGCCGAACCATTTATGAAGCCTACGGGTGAAAAGATTGCTACACGGCTCGAGAATGATTTTGACCGTATCATGCGTTTGGCTGTATTGGGGAGTGAGTAAATGTCGCCTGAAGAAGATTTGCTATTAAGCGTGAAACAATGTCTGAGAGCATTGAACGTTCCAGTCTATGACTTCGGCCAGCAGCGGCCAACGCAGTTTCCACAGGTAGTTGTCAGCTTGCAGAATGAGCAAGAGCAAACTGACATTAAAGTTATGGATTACTTCTTAGGTACTGTGGCTGTCGATGTCTATACCGATGTAGCTAATGTTGGTCAAGCATACGCATTAGGTCGTCAAGTTATCAACGCGATGCAACGGTTAGAACTAACCGAATGGCCAGCTAGATATGATAGCTCGACAATGCGCAAATTAAGTGATAACAGTTTAGAAAGTCGACCGTTAACTCGGTTGGCTTATTTATTTGATATTTTCGTTTATGGAAAGTGAGGAAACACTACATGGCAGGAGTAAAGTTACAAACAAAAAATGCTGACAAAATTTTATACGGGATTAAGTTTCCTTGGGATGATAAAGCAGCACAAATTCAAATGTTGGGGTTACAAGCGACTTCTAGCACAACCAACACGCGTGCTAGTTCAGCTATTAAATTAAAGCAAGGTGTGGTCCATACATCTGGGTCACGAACTGAAACTTTTGTCGTTGATTCATACTGGATAATTGGCGATAAAATCCATGATGGACTTAAGAAGGTGGTTGAAAAAGATGTCGCAGTGGGTATTTGGCGTATGGACTTCAACGAAGCAAAATTAGATGCTAATGGTAATGTGAAATCGGTGCCAGCTGAATTTGGTATGGCTAAGCCCAATGGTCTACCTGAAACTGAAGCGGTTAACAATTTGTTACATGCTAATATCACTTACAACATCGATGGCAATACCCAAGATGGTGTATTAGATGTGTCAGAAATTGACCCGCAATTATTAGTGGATGGATTGAAGATGTTTGATTTTGCCCACAATACGGATATTGGTACAAGCTCCAAGATTGATAATGATAATTCCATTAAACCGCAATTTGGAAAGTAACAAAGGAGATATAAACTATGGAAAATTTAATGATTGATGGCACTACTTGTACCCCTAAACTTAATTACGCTTTTGCTAACCAAGTAAAGAAAGAACTTAGTGCAGATGGTCGCGACGGATTTGATGTCCTCGTTGATGGTTTATTAGACGAAGATCCAGAGCAAATTGTAAACGCGTATTATTATGCCTTGGCCTACTTCAAGCGCTCTCAACCTAGTCGTGACAAAGTGGTGGAAGCTCTTGAAGATACCATCTTCGCTGACGATGACAAAACCAATGCTGCTTATTCGGATATCATTCAGTCTTTACATGCTGACAATTTTTTAGCTCGGAAGCTTACCAGTTTTGTCAAAGGGTACAACAAGATTCTGGATATCATGCAGAAGAAGTTGGACTCGGAAAAAGAGGGCAGCGACCAATACAACAAGGATCAATTGGGCATGGAACAACTACAAACACAACTGGACAAGCTGAACAAAGTTCTGCAACCTGGTACACCGCAATTAGTTACGCCCGAAGTGCCGGCTTAACTCCGGAACAATTAGAACAGTTAACGCCGGCTGAGGTTAAAGCTGTTTGGCATGGCTATCAGGTTAACGTGCTTAATCAGCAACGCGAGCAGATGCACGCTCGTTTAATGCCACAAGCAACTTATGGGGTTGAACTTAATCAGCCGTTGGATGAGGTAGTAGAACGTTCAGATGAGCAGATTACAAATGAAATTAACAAGCTAACTGATTTTCGAACTGTTGAGGAACGGCAACCAGATACGCCCCAAATGACTATGTATCGAAAACTAATGGAAGCCAAGGCTGACAGAGAGGAGGCCGATTAATGAGTGCAGTTGTTGAGAAGACATTTGTTTGGAAATTTATGGATCAGATTAGCCAAGGGGTTGCTAACGCTCGTCAAGCGATGGGTGAAGCCGTTCGTGCTGCTACTAGTATGGGTTCTAAGGTCAGCGAAAGCGGTGAACAATGGCGTAACTACGCTTCCAAGCAGAAGGAAGCGATGGACGAAGCCAAAGCTAACTTTAATGAGTATAAAGACCAAGTCACTAATTCAAGCAACTCAATCCGTGAAAAGATTAACGGCCTAATTGACCATCTCAAAGAGATTCCACATGATGTTATGACGACATTAAAGTCTAAAATCAACGATGAAAATATTGGCCTCTTCTCACGCAAAGTGCGGGACGTTCCTAAGGAGCGCTCCGTGTTTTTGCGTGCTAAGGATAAGTTCACCAATATGTTCAAACATCTCAGCGAGCGAATTAAGCAAATTCCCAAGGAACATTTATTGCTGCTAAAAGTAAAAGATGGCTTCAGTAAGGGGTTTCAAAAATTTAATGAAAGCGCCAAAAAGACACGTGAAAACGGCCACCGATTACGTGACATTATTGAAGGCACATTTATTGGTAATGCATTGTACGGAGCTTATGACAAAGTAAAAGATGGCATTATCGAAGCCACTAAAGCCGGCTATGATTTTGACAAAGAACAGCAGGTTATGTTACAAACATGGACAACTTTAACTGGGTCAGCTAATCAAGCCAAAGGTATGGTCAGCACAATCAATGATTTAAGCAAGAAGACTGGTCAAGCTAGTAGTCTAGTGAACGAGCTAGAACAAGGATTCTATCATTTACACTCCAGTAAGTCTGAAGCTGACGACCTGTCAAAGGCCATGCTAAATATGGGTGATGCTGTTGGACTAACTGGTGATCAAATGAAGTCAGTAACCCAGGATATGGTGCATGGGTTAGCTACTGGTAAAGTATCTGCCGGTGAATTAAATCAGATAGGTGCTTATTTTCCAATGATTGATGAAGCACTTGCCAAGCATGAACATACAACCGTTGCAGGAATGCGTAACATGGCTCGCCAAGGAAAAATCACTGGTAAAGACCTGGAAAGTGTGTTTACTGAATTAGGGAATCATAAGTATGGTGAAGCCGCGGATAATATGCTACAAACTATGACCGGTATGCAACGGACAGTTAAAGCACAAATGCCAAAACTTCTAGGTGAAATTGAAGAACCGCTACTCAAAGCACAGAACCCAATCTTTGGCACCATTTCTAAATGGGTATCTGAGAGTCATACTGAGAATTTATTTAAAGACTTAGGTAATAAGGTAAATAAAGGATTTGCTACGGTTACTAAAGCCTTTGCTGGCGATAATTTCACTGGCAAGGGATTTACAAATTCCTTAGATCAGATGATTGAAAACGCTGGTAAGTCAGTCAACAAGCTTTCAGCTTGGCTTGCCAAGAACGCTGGTAATATTAAAGAGTTTGGCAGTATTGTTAAGAGTAGTCTGACTATCGCGTTTAAAGTTATGGGTGCGGCTATTAATGATGTGGTTTCGGTACTTGGATTTGTAGTTAATCCTCTTGGACGAGTATCAAACCACAGTAAAGATGCATCAAAATCAGTTGGTGGTCTAGCTAATGGCTTAAAGTCGTTATCAAGTAATGGACCAGCCATTCAAACTTTCGGGAAAATACTAGCCGGAGCGTTTGTTTTGAAAAATGTTAGCAAATTCATTGGCGGTATCAAGTCTATTAACGATAACTTAAAAATAACTACTGGCCTAAAGAATCTTGGTAAGCCAGTAACTGAGTTTGCGACTTCATTAAAGAGCGGTTCTGGTGTTCTATCATCATTTGGAGCAGCACTAAAAGCAGTGCCGTTCACCATCTGGATTACAGCTATTGCGGCAATCGTGTTAGCTTTAGTTGAGTTGTATAAGCATAATAAAAAGTTCCGTGAGTTCGTAAACGGGCTTGTTGATACAATCAAAGTTTGGTATAAGGATGCTACTAAGTGGCTTGGTAATGCTGTAGCGTGGATCAAAAAGACGTTTGGCCCGTTCTTCAAATCAGCGGTTAAATCGATTCAGTCAGTCTGGAAAGAGATTGAACCAGTGGTTTCGGCTGGAATTAAGATGGTTCAGAAAGTTCTTAAGCTTGGCATGGCAGTAGTAAGCGCACTCTGGAAGGTTGCCTGGGGTTATCTATCACTTGAAGTAAAAGAAACTTGGGCGATTATTAAGCCAATCATTGATATAGGCATGGCTGTAATTAAGGGGCTTATATCAGCTGGAATGGATATTATCAAAGCCGTCTGGAAAGCTGCTTGGAAGGTTATTAGCACGGTAGTCAGATCTGTTTGGAATGTGATTAAGCCACTAATTATTGGGGCAATGAATGTCATTTCTGACGTAATTCAAACTATTCTTGATATTATTCATGGCAACTGGAGTAAAGTCTGGGGAGATATCAAAAACATCTTTTCAGATATTTGGAAAGCCCTATCGCAAGCGATTAAAGCTTACATGAACGGGATGCACGATATAATTTCATCAGTATTAGATGCAATTAGCACCGTTTGGTATGGTATGTGGCAGGGATCAGGAGACTTCTTCAAGAATATCTGGAAAGGTATCAAGCAGGCCGCCCAAGATGGTATTAACGGTGTTTTGAGCGTTATTAATGCTGGCGTTGATGCAATCGATTCAGTTTGGAAATTCTTCACTGGTCATAAAACCAGTGTTCACCATTTAGAGCCAGTTAAGTTTGCCCAAGGTGGCGTCGTGCATACTCGTCTATCGATGGTCAACGATGGTGCCGGTCAGAACTGGAAGGAACTGTTACAACTACCTTCTGGTGAACTCAAGATGACGCATCAACGTAATGCAGTGCTACCTTTGCCAGTTGGCACACGAGTATACAATGGCGATGAAACAGCTTCTATTATGACGTCTGCCGGGGTCGATCATTACGCAAACGGTGGGATTGTTGGAGATGCGATTAATTGGACTAAAGGTAAGCTATCTGACATTGGCTCATGGATTGGTGACAAGGCCGAGGCTGTTGAGAAGTTTCTCAAAGATCCTCTCGGTAATATCTCCAAGCTACTTCATAAAGCCACTGATGGCTTGTTTAAGGGGGCAGCTAGTTTTGGCGACTTAGCTAGTGGAACCATTGGCAAGCTATCAAGCATAGCAGTTGATAAGTTCAAGGAAATGTTAAATAGTACCAAAAAGTCACTGGAAGTATCTGACGGTAAGGCTGGTCACTACAATCCAGGTTTAATTGAGAAAGCCGCCAAAATGATGCACATTGATAGTCTTCCGGCAGGTTTCAGTGAGCTTTTGCAAGCGACTATCATGAGTGAGTCTGGTGGTAAGTCTGTGATTCAAACTATTCACGATGGCAATAGCGGCGGTAATGAAGCTGGTGGGATTCTACAATTCACACCAGGGACATTTGCTGCTTTTGCGATGCCAGGACATACTAATCGGATGAATCCGCTCGATGAGCTATTAGCTTTCTTCAATAATTCTGATTGGCGAAACAGTATTGGACACACCGTTATTTGGGGTGTTCCAAAGGTTGATTGGCTGCATAGTGGCCCACAAGGTCATCGCCGATTTGCTCATGGTGGCGAAGTCTTTGACGAGCAAACTGTAATCGTGGGTGATAATAGCCAACACCATGAGTTTGTGATTAACCCTTATGATGTCACAGCTTATCCATTATTAGCTAAGGCGATGGACACGACGATGCGAGCTCAGCCAATTGCTGATGTTAATACTAATATTGATCACCGAGATAGCAGTGAAACTAATTCATTGTTACGAAAATTATTAAAAGTTATAACTGATGATCAGCAGAGTACTGAAGATGATTCGTTAACAAATATGCTTAGTCGTATTTTAGTCGCGTTGAAACAAGATCGCCCAGTGTATCTAAATGCCAATGGCAGGTTGATCGATATAACTAACGAACAATTAGGCGAACGCATGGAAGATGAACGGAGGTATCGGTGGTAATGGATCATGATATTTATTTCGGGTATCAACGACCACGACCTACAGAGTATGTACAATTTGCTAATTTTGATAGTCGCCAATTAAATCTATACTTAGCTGGTCGGATTGCCAATAACCCACCAACTAAAGAAGTTACCGAGAGTATAGGTTATATGGATGGGATAATTGACTTTTCAGATATCCTTGGACGACGCATCTTTGATAACCGTACGATTGAGTATCAATTTAAAGCATTAAATATTAATTATCACGATCGTAAATTACTAGAACAAAAGTGTAAAAGGCTGTTGCTAATACCAATGCGTCAGCCGATTTACGATAGTCATGATCTCCCGTTTTATTGGTTTGGTAAGGCTAGTAGTGTTACAGCAAATGATGATCATGTTAACAATGTGTTAGAAATAACGGTACAATTCAACGTTTCACCCTATGCGCTACGCAAAGGACAGTTTGACGATATTTGGGACAATTTTAGTCTGGAAACAGGGTATGCGCAATTTACCAAGTATTCAGTCAAAGGCACTAAGAAAATTAGCTTGTATAATGATAGCGATTTGAAATCAAGGCTTAAGGTTATCTGTCAGAATGATATGACGATTAATGGTAAATACAAATACACCAAAAATTATCAAGACAACCCTAACTTTAGATTAGAGCCGGGAATTAATGATCTTACAGTTAATGGTAACGGTGATATTGAGTTTCAATGGGAAAGCGAGGTGATGCTGTAGTGTACAAAATATTAGTTCGCGAAACCTATCGAGGCAATGAAGAAGCTATTAACGAACCGGATGTGTATGGTAATCGGATTGTATCGGGTAGTCTAAGCTTAGTGTCTGGTGGGATAGACACTGGAACGTTAGCCATTAGCCTAGAAAATACGTTGTTCAATCGGATCTTGCCTTATCGCTGGTTTATCAGAATTGAAGACCTTCAGACAAAGGAAACCATTTTCCGAGGTCGCTTCATCAAAGTTAGCAAAGTGTATTCAACCACGCATACACAAACATTGAGTTTTGAAAGCGAGCTAGCTTATCTACATGACAGCGCCCAAGTTTACCGTGAGATCCATAACACCAGTGTCAATGACTTTTTACAAATCATAATCGACGAACATAATAGACAAGTCGATGATTTCAAAAAAATCACCCTAGGAACCATCGATGTAATTAACAGCACCGATAATGTTTACCGCTATTTAGACGAAACTAAAGACACGTTAGACAATATTACGGACAAGTTAGTTAATCGGCTAGGAGGTTTTTTACGTATTGGGCGCAATCCTCATAGTCAGTTAATTTTGGACTATGTCAATCGTCTGGGAACGGACACCAAGCAAACGATCGAGTTAGGTGTGAACTTAAAGAGCTTTACGCGCGATCTCAACGTCAACAACCTTATTACTCGCTTAGTTCCCTTAGGCGCTGAAAAGGCGCAGAAAGACGACCAGCGAGATAGTAATAAGCCGATTCCTAAGATTGATATTTCTAGCGTTAATAATGGTAGCCGTTACTTAGATGATCCAAAACTAATTGATAAATTTGGCATTATCCAAAAGGTTAATGTTTGGGACGATGTGCACGATGCTAGAATCCTTAAAACAAAGGGTGAACAATATCTCAAAGAACAAGTATCGGCCGAGATTGCTTGGAGCGTTGACATTGTTAATCTAGCTTTAATTGACAAACGGTTTCAATCGTTTGCGGTCGGTAATAGCTATCGTATTATTGATAAGTTTATGGATATTGACGAAACGATTAGTGTTAGCGAAAAAGAAGTCGATCTAGTTAACCCGCAAACCGTCACGATTAAGATTGGAAATCAGAATAAAAAACTGACTAGTCAACAAATTAATCAAATCAGGATAATCAATCAGCTTAAGAAATTTAGTGAATATATTACGTCATTTAATACGCAAAATAACGTACCAGATTCTCCAAATGGATCTCAGCCAGATCAACCGCACGATCAACCAAGCTACTACAACGGTGCGATTGTTGACGTATCAGAGTTCCAAAGTGATATTAATTGGTCGCAAGTCCGCAATGCTGGCTTAGCCTTAGGGGTTATTAGGATCCAAGACGGTGAAAATTACATTGATGTCAAACATGTTAAAAACCTTCAGGGTGTCTTGGCCAATAAGCTCAATTATGCCGTCTATGCGTTCTTTAGAGGGGTTAATGAAGCTGATAGTCAAGCCGAAGCACGTGCTTTTTATCAACGTGTCCAAAACGTGGTCAAAGGCCAACAACAACCGCGGTTCTATGCCCTTGATATTGAAGCCATCGAGAATAACAACATGCGCGGTACCGTTAATGCGTACATTAGCCAGCTGAATGATTTAGGCATTCTGAATAGTCAAATTGTGCTCTATATTGCGAACCATTTGTATCAGCAACTAAATCTCGATACAACCAAGGTCGGGAGTATTTGGATTCCGAGTTACGGTACTAAGCCGCGGTATCCTTATGACTTATGGCAATATACCGACAAAGGCACCCTGGCGAGTATTCCTACTAAAGTGGATATGAGCCAAGATCCATCAACACGGTTCAAGAACCAATACTTAACTAGGAGGTGAGATTTTGAGCAACACAGATAAATATTATCGTGATCGTTCTCATATTACAGGGAAACTAGACTTGCAGAAACTGCCGAAGGCGATTCGCGAAAAGCAGTATGGAATTGATGTTCGCGAGGCTATGGCCCAAACCGCGGAAGCGATTGCCGGCGTACAAAGCACCGCTCAAAAGTTCAATCAAGACACGAAAAATCAGGTCAACCAGTTAGATGAAAAGTACACGCGTGAAATCCGTGCCATTGTTTTAGGCGACACAATTAGTGTGGCGACACCGCCCATTCAAGAACCCAATAGTGAGGCTAGTAATCCGTTATCTAACCTATATGAGACTGCACGCGGGCAAGTTTTGTATGACTTTGTAAAGCAATCATCGTTGACTAAAGTCAGCAAGATTGGGGTCATTGGCGACAGCGTCGCGGCAACTGCTGGGGGCTTCCCGGATATTTTAGCTCATCAATATAATATCTATGTGGAAAACCTTAGTGTTGGTGGCGCTAAAATGAGTGATTATAATCATGACGCAATTGTCAATCAAGCTAGCCGATTACAGCAATGTGATGTGGTGATTATTCAGGGTACCGATGATGATTGGGTGCATAATATTAGTTTAGGTTATGCGGGTGACACGAACATCAAAACGTATCTAGGTGGCTTGCGGGAAACGATTAAACGGGTTAAAAATAATAACCCGAAGGCTAAGTTAATTGTGGTCAATTGTACCCGTCAGTGCGTCGATGTGCACGGCAAGTACCGGACAGAACAGTCGAAAAACACTTTCGGCTTAACGCTGATCGACTATATGGAAGCCCAAAAGAAATATCTTAATCAACAAGATGTTCCTTACGTTGATCTAATGAAACCCACGAGTATTTTTGAGCCGGATAATCCGGCTTTTAAGAAAACGATGATGCACGATGGCTTACATCCCACCCCGGAGGCCCATCAGTACATCGTGCAGGAAATTGCTAAAGACTATTCGTATTATTACGATAAGTAAGAAAGGAGCTAACGATGGCTAATCAAGAGTTAGTGTACGATATTACGAAACAACCCAATTTACAACCAGCGCAACAAGCCATTTATGCCCGTGTCGGCGATGGTGGCTTGAAAACCGTCACGGTGAAATTGAACGCCAATAATTACCCCTATGATTTAACCGGTAAACATGTCAATTTTGAAGGGGTCAAAGCTGATAGTACCCGGATCATTGATACTAGTGGCGGCATCGTGTTAGACCCGCAAGGGGGCATCTTTAGATACGTCTTTCCAGCGCAAACTTTCACAGCACGGGGACGATTCCAGCAAGCTTTCTTTAAAGTAATGCTCGGCGATAAGGTAGATACGACAATTGATGTGGTGGTAGATGTCTCACCTAACTTAGTTGAGTTTGGCATTAATTCTGAAAGTTACTTGAGCGAGTATGAACAGTTAATCTCGGAGTTAAAAGACAAACAACAAACCTTCTTAACCGATTTAGGTCAAAAAGTCGATTTAAGCAAGACTCAACTACAAAATATTAGTGACCGGTTAGATAACATCAAGACCCAGCTGGCAACTAATGATGTCGTGTCAAAGACCGAATTTAACACTAAGCTAAAAAATGTGGTTTTTATTAAGGAGGGCTAGTAAAGATGTCTATTAAAGAGTTACAAGATGTTACTGGAACCGTGATTCACCCAAGAACCGAAACGGCCGCTATTGTGGATGCTGACAAATTAGTGAACACAACTAGTACCCAAAATAACATTGCTGGTATTAAGAACTTTGTGGACGGCATTTCCATTAAAGGTGTCCCGCTATTAGATATCGACTTTAATAAAGTGAAATTAGTGCCAAATGATGATGTTTATCAAATCAAACAGGCCGGCTTGTATTTCTATACAACAAACACCAAAAATGTGCCACTATTGAGCAGCCGTTTTCACGATGGTTTTGTCTTATATGGTGCTAAAGATACTAAAACTGCTTTTCTCTATTATATTGGTGCACGGGTTTACCAAGAACGATTTCAGGGAAAATGGTTGCGGCAAGAAAGCTCGATTCCTCAAGATTTGTGGGTTGGTGAAGGCAAAGTTGGTGATGTGTTAAAGTTACGAGATACTTTGGATAATTATCGGCAATTGCGATTTCGCTGCTATTTTACAATTGGTAATACCCTCCAATTTATTCCGGCATGGGCGTCAGATAACATGTTGTACTTAACACAACCAGCTTTAAACTTTGATGGTACGATTTTAAGAGCCTTGGAAGTTGCGTTGCAGATTGGTCAAGATCAACGTAGCTTGATAATTAAGAGTGCCAAATACTTTGCTAATGGTAAAAGCACATCAATTACCGATGGGTTCTTGAAGGAAGTAGGAGGGATGCTGTAAATGCAAGTCAAACTTGATGAAACTAAACATGTGGTCAGTTATGCACTGGTAGGAGGTTTGGAGGATGCTATTGATTATGATGAGTCACAATTACCTGCTGATTTTCTAACAGCAACTGATAGTAGTGCTTATTGGTTGATTGATGGCGTATTGACTAAAGATCCAAACTACGCGCCCTCGATTCAACCAGTGGTCGAAGATCAACCAAGCAATGAACAACAATCGCTGACGAAACTAGCCCAGCAGGTTACTGAGCAACAGGAACATATTGCTTCACTTGAGGAATCTTTGACCCAGTTAGTTAAAGGAGGAACCCATTAATGTATATTATTTTTAAATTTGCCTACCAACTCTGGCACACTATGACCAAAGAAGAAGTTAGTCTCGAGGTTATTAAGGGAGGGATTACCCCAGTTGAGTATCAGACAATTACCGGTGAAGCCTATATTGAAATGGCAACGGGAGATGAGCAAGATGAAACAACCCTTAAAGCATAAAATAATTTTAACTGGGGCAGCCATGATGGCGGCTTTTTTTTTAGGGGTGAATGCCAATGCTGCTCGCATGGATATGGTCGATGTGTCGAATAACAACGGCTACATGAGCACCGCTGAGTACGTTTCGATGCGTAATGAATTTGGCGTTAAGGCCCTCACTGTCAAGATTAGCGAGGGCACCACATTCAAAGATGGCTACGCCGCCAGCAATATTAAGAATGGTCAAGCCGCTGGCTTATACGTCAACGGCTATCATTTTGCGCATTATACGACTAAGGCCCAGGCAATTGCCGAAGCTGATTATGCTGGTCAAACAGCTAAAGTGGCAGGGTTACCGGTGGGCGCAGTACTGGCAACGGACGTGGAGGCCGAAGAGCAGGGCAACTTGTCCCAAGCAACCAATGACCGCAACAATGCCACCTTCATGCAAGAGATTCAGAAGTTTGGCTACCGTGCCGATATTTATACCTCAGGATCATGGGCCAACAATAAGATGACCATCAAGGATAAAACGGGTTGGATTGCTGGCTATCCCTATGTCATGGCTGGTCAAAAATGGTATACGAATCACAATGCCTGGCAATGGTCGGGTGCGGCCCATTTTCGAATTAGTTACGGTGGTTTTGATGTCAGTCAACTTTATAATAATTACTACACGGCTGGACAACATTCTTCTGTGAAACCCAATGATCCAAGCGCCGTTAAGCAACAAGACCGGCAAAATAATCGCGCCACGGCTAAAATTCGTAATCAGAGCTATGCCCAACATGGACTGTTCTACCCGAACACGACGCTCAACGTGCGGACTGGAGCAGGGACGAGTTATCAAAGAATCGCGACGTATTATCCTGGTGAGAGCGTCGTTTATAATCAAGTGATTGTTAAAGCTGATTATGTTTGGGCGCAATATCTGCGATATAACGGCCAATTCGGCTACATTGCCTTAGGCGAAAATGGCGGTCAAAGTTATGGTAAGCGCCTAGTTAATCAACATACCTATTACACGATCAAATATGGTGATAGTTTATGGACCATTGCGCGGCGTTACGGCACTACTGTCAGTCATTTGGCTAGTCTTAATGGTATGCGGACAACGTCCTTAATTTTGCCTGGTCAACGACTGGTGGTGAGCTAATGCCGCAGTTAGATGATACGACCAAATTACTCATGAGTATTCAAAAGGATGTGGCCGCCACCAAAACAAAAGTCGATAACATTGAAGCTAAGCTAAAACAGGTTGATTTAACTGATCAAAAAGCGGAGAAAGCCTTGGCCAAATCAGTTGAAACGGAGCATCGAATGGATCGGATTACTATGATTCAAAATTGGGTGATTGGGGTGTTATTCAGTGGTGTTCTAGTGACGTTATTAGTATATATAGTGGAGAAATTTCTATAGAGGGGAAACTAAAATGCAAAAGATTAGTTTTAGAAACGCAGATGGTCGTTGGAATGGTAAGCTAATTGCTGGTTTGATTTCGTTATTGCTAGTGCTTGTTCAGCAGCTCTTAACGGCTTTTAATATTAAAGTAGTTCCAGCTGAGTTGCATAGTACTGTGGCGATTATTAACACGATTTTAACAATTTTAGGGATGTTAGGTGTCATCACTGATGTACATTTGGTAACGACACCAACTGATTTGGAGGATGAGAATCTCAAGGTCGCCACTAAAGCAAATGAAGTTGCCAAGAGTTTTAGTTCAGATAAAATGCCAAAAAAGGTATCTCAAAGTAAACCTGACACAGCTACAACCACCAAAATTTTAAAGAAGTAGTATAATTAAATAATGAATTTGCTAATCCCCTACGTTTTGGCGTAGGGGATTTTTTTGTAAAAAAGATAGTCACCTGATTGCGGGAGGAGGTGACTATCCAAAAATTGTGAAGCCTTAATGGAGGATTATGTGTGAACCTATTGTGAGGCTCATCTCTAGCATAACCTAACTAGACATGTATTCAAGGCAAATGCTTTAAATCTAGTGTTTCTCAGGTGTGCTGCACGGTTAGCTCCAGTGATATCTGATGAATAATTGCGGCTTAATCAAACGATTGTTATCCATACTGGAATGGGCCAATATGGCTTTTTACATAAAGCCCATTTGCAATTTAAGTGTTTTTTAGTTCAGTAAATATAAAATAATAAGCCCACCATTGTAATGCCAATGGTGGGCTTATTATATGACCGTCATCATCACTGTAAAAATCAGTCATTGCATCTTCAATTGTCGATCCTTGGCCACTATGATGCTGGTTGTTACGGTCAATAACTAGAAACATTTGAGTTTCTGTATTAAGTTGAATACGATATTTCATCAT